TTAACACCAACATTTATGATATAAGCGTTTTTAATATTAATCGCATCAGTAACCATTCTGTATTGACCAAGATAAGTTTGTAAGTTTTCTTTTACTGCTTGATTTACATTTGTTAATTTTTTCTTAGAATCATATCCTAACACATACATATTTAATGCTAATGGATTAGGTATTCTTGATGCTTGTTTTTTAGCCATTAGTATCCTCCTCTACCACCTCGTCCACCAACTCCAAGTGGATTTGTTGCTGATGCTCCACGTAATGTTTGGTTTGCTTTTTTAGGTGAAGTCATTCTAGCTTTTGCTATAGTTTCTCTAACTTTTGCAGCACTTTGAGTTTTTGTTTCTGCTTTTGTTGTTTTTAAATCTGCTACTTCTTGAACCAACGGACTTATATTTTTTATTTGTTCTTCAAGTGGTGGTGCATCTTGTACACTAACTTCTGGTTCTTGAACTTGTTCTTCAGCTTGGTTAAGTTGTTCGTCTTGAACAATATAAACCTTTGCTATATTTCCAAATCTTTGTGGTAATGATATTGCTCTTATCATATAATCTTCTTTTGTAACTGCTCTACTCTGTGCTTGGAAATAAGCAAGTGCATTGTTTTTAATTTCTATTAGTGACTCACCACTTCTACCACCACCAGCGGGATCAGGATTATTGATTGCTACAGAATCTTTTGCAGTTTGTACTGTAGCTGCTACTAAATTACTGTCATCAATATCGAATGTTATATCACTTATATTCTTAATATCGTTAGCTGCAACATTATCTTCTATACCACCACCTGTTGTATACTTTATTGTAAGTGTTGTGTTGGATGGTGCTAATCCATAAGTTCTTGTATTTAAAAAGTTTGCAGGATCGAATGCAGTATCTAATTTACTAACACCACTTGCTAACGATGAACCAACTCTATCTGGATTTGGAATAATCTCCTCATCAGGATTATCTGATACACCTGCACCAAATCTCATTTCAGTTCTATTGTCATCTCTAATAAATGCCGTAAATCTTCGTGGTGTCTTTCTTAACTTTAATAGATAAGGTGCTGTATCATTATATTGTGTTAAGTCAGAATCATTTGCTGATGTATTCTCTACTTCATCAAATATTGTATCTTGTGCTAAGAAAGGAACTTCATACCAACTATTACCATCGCTATCTACACACGATAAAATCTCTATAACATTTGGATTACCCAATACTATTTTATCATACTGAACTGCAGAAGTAAATGTAATTAACTCTTCTTTTACCTCACCACTAATAGCCCTTACTCTTTTCTTTAACAAATATTTTGTTGGTACATTGTCTGCTGTTTCAAAAATAGAAACTGTGGTTGGGTCAAATGAACTTGAATATTTAAAGTTTACATTATCCATAAACCTAAAAGTTTTTCCTGTAGTTGTTGATTTTACTTTTGTTGTGTCAGTAACACTTAAAGCATAATTCATATTAGGTCTTGTAGAATCTCCTGTTCCTGTAGCAGGTACGGTTTGATAAACATCTAATACAGTTGAAGCAGGATAACTAACTTTTGGTTTGTATCCTAAAGATTGTGCTATATTATAAATTGTTCTTTTTTCTTCAGCGTATGCTAAAATAGATTCTTTAAATTGACTATCTACATAATAAGAAAGAACATCACCAATGTAAGCTGCCATTTCAATAAACATCATACCAGGAGAAGATTCGTTAAAATCTGTATATGTAGTTGGAAAATATGTTTTTGCATATTCTATTAAATCATTTCTAAATCCTTCAAAGTCTTTATTTAAATATTTGACTTCTTTAGATACATCTTTTATTGGCCCTGTCGTATTCGTAGGCATTTACTGTCTCCTATCCTGTAGCATTAAAATCTAAGGTTATTTGCTCTGTAGCATCAGGTGCAGTTGCTACTGAAAAATCTATTGTTACATTTAATCTATTTGGATTTGTAGCATCAACAACTGTTACTACTTCGTTTATAGCTATGTAAGGCAACCACTTATCAACTGCTTCATTTATAACTTCTTCAATCAAAGTATCATCTTTAAACTCAAATACAACCTCTAATAATCTTGAACCAAACTCTGGTTGATTTGGTCTCTCACCTAAGTTAGTTAATAACAAATTTCTTAGATTATGTTGTGCTTGTTCTTCTATAGTTTTAGTTCTATTAAAAAAACGATCACCAACAAATCCAAGTGGAAAGGATAAACCAATACTTGTATCTGGATCTAAATTATTTTCAACTGAGGATGCCATTATTTACCTTTGTTTATTACTTTCATCAAATCTGAATAATCTCTTGTAAGTGCGTTAACAACTCCATCACCTACTTGGTCTGGAGTAACATTTTTTTCTGCTAAAGTTTGTGCTGCAAGTTTATCTCTTTGTAATTCAGGAGATGCCATATCACCATAACCCATAGCATCAGCCATATTTTGTGTGGTATATGTTTTTCCACCCATATCAGGATATTCTTCCTGCGGTCCTTTTGTCAAACCAACTGTCTCATTCAATATATCATTCAATGATACGTTGTCTTTGGTATAAACTTTTTTAGTGGGTTTTGTTTTATATTTTTTTATAACAGGTTTTTTAACCTGTCTTTCAGATATAGTTTTTCTCTCACTAATAAGTATCTTACCTACTTCTTTTTTAACTTCTTCTCGAACCAACTTCCTTATAACTTTAACAAGGTCTTTTTTAGTCATTCTTATTACCTCTTTTTTATTGTAATGTTACAACACGACTCTTCATCGTGTTAAGTTTTATTGATAGTGTTGCTAAAGTGCTTAATACTCCTGCAGCTCTAGCAGCTTCTCCTGCATACGTTTGTGGTGTTGGTGTTCCTGGAGTAACAATAATAACTGGTGTTGTTGCTATTTTAATTACTGATGATGATAAATCACTCAACACATCCATTAACTCTGATAAAATTTCTTCTAAGGTATCACCCTTTACTGCTGGCTCTTGTGTATCAGATACACCCAACTCTATTCCTTTACTCATTATAGCAGTATAACCCTTTTCGTTTTGTATAAAAACATCTTGTCCTGTAAGAGTTATATTTTTAGTTTTACCCTGTTCTCCATTTCTACCAATTTTAATATCAGGAGAATATAAATTTAATTTTTGTTTAGCTGATACACCAAATGTATTTAATGTTGAAAAATCTATAGGTCCATCACTAAACCCAAGAATACCATTTTCCTTACTATTAAATATCAATCTACCCGAATTAAGAATAATTTGTTTACCGTCAAATACTTCAGGTGCTACTTCGGTTGGATATATGTTAGCATCTTCTAATGTTGCAGGTGTTAGTGAAACTGTTTCGTCTGTAGTCATCCACATGGAAGAAGCATCTAAGTTTATGTTTTCTTCTAATCCTGTGTTTAATGGTTTTTCATTTAGTTCTTCTATTAAAAGATTACCTTCATCAAACTTATTATAATCTGCTAATTGTCCTGCTCTAAGTTTTATGGTTGGTGAATTATCTACACTACCCAATCTTAATGTATTACCAAATCTTCCTTGTATTAAAGTATCACCCTCGTTTGGTATTAATGCTCTTATATTAAAATTTGGTTTAAAGTAATCTCCTAAAAATAATTCTTCAGAAATTTCTTTGTTTTCTGCTATTCCTGTATTAGCAGTTTCTAAAGTTTTTTCACTTTTAGTATTTTTTGATAAATTAAACTTTTTACTTGAACCATATGCTGAATTATTATTTGGATTGTTAAACATATTAACTCTATCCATATAATAAAATTTATTATAAATTTTTTGAATGAATATTGTTTCACCTTTTATTGGAAAATCAATAAAATTTAAATTTAATGGATAAGCTATACCCAATTGGTCATCTGCTAAATGTTGTTGTCCTATAACTTTTCTAAATTTTATAGCACCAAGAAATTTATAATCTGGAGTATCGTCTATTTGTTTTTCAGGCAATTGTTCTTCTGTAGCATAAACTTCTACTACTTCTGCTAATTCACCTTCATCGGATTTACCAGTATTTATTTGGCTAATAACTGGTGATAGTAATTTTCTAATATGATTGTCAACACTATATATATTAAGAAAACCACCATCTTTTAAAGATATTTCAGGTAATTTTAATTTCATTTAACTTTCCGTTGATTTAAAGTCCTTTGTAATGGTATCAGAATATTTTTGAACATCATCTGCAGTTTCTTCTACTGCTTTCATTAGTTGTTCTTTTTCTGTATCAGATAACCCATACGATTCTTCCGAGCCACCTTTGGATTCTGAAGCAACTAACCTTTGAACGATTGCTGCTATCTTAACTAACTGGTCATCATTTTTTACATTGATTTCCAGATATTCTTTTAACATAGGAACTATTTGGACTGCAGTGTCTCCATCCTTGATATATCCTACAAGTTCTCTCGTTAAAACGTCTAATTGTTGTCTATTTTTTTCAGTATTGTCGTAAATGTCTTTGAATACATCAGATAGAGATTTACCATCAAACACTTCATAATCTGTAGCCATATAAACTCCGTAATATTAATAGTTAAGATTTTTTTGATTTAAATTTATTCATGAGGGTTTCATAATATAAATATAAAAATATTATGTTTTAGATAGTTATTAATAAGGTTGCTTGGTTTTACGACTAAGCAGCCTTTTTTTGTTAACTAACGGGAGAAAACCAATGAAGGAAATCGTAACAATGGTAAAAGGCTATGTAGATGACTTAGCTCATTTAATGATGTCTTTTATAGCTATTGGTGCTGTGTCTGAAGTAATATTCGGCACTGGCATCTTTGGTGTTAATGTTATAGGTAACCTGACAACCATCATAAACAGTTTCGGCGAATCTGGCTTCGCTGGGCTTGTCGCATTGTTGGTGTTGGTGGGTTTATTTCGAAAGTAGGACCGAAATAGTCTTATATTTCCTACAAATATAGGACACGAAAAAAGGGAAGTATAATAGCTTCCCTTTTTTGTTTTTATGAGCCGTTGACAGGATTCGAACCAGTGACCTGCTGATTACAAATCAGCTGCTCTACCAACTGAGCTACAACGGCAAGTGGAGCTGATAGGGATCGAACCTACTACCTCCGCAGTGCAAGTGCGGCGCTCTCCCAAATGAGCTACAGCCCCATACTTCATGTCAGTAACGACATAAGTTTACTTGGGTGGTGAAAAGATATTCTTAGCACCCTTAACTACAGCTTCAAAAAACGAATTGTCTTTTGTAGTAGATTTTTTTCTACGTGTAGTTGTTTTTCTTTTTGCTTTTGGCATAATCACCTCTTTTATTATATGTTCTGGAATAATCATTAGTTAAACATAGCATTCATATATGAACCAGTATTCATATTCTGTACTGAACCTGATGTTTGAAACATCTTTTGCATCTTAAAATACTGTTTCTTCATCTGATTGATAACCCTTGTAATATGTTGAGTATTAGAACCTGTTCGTTCTCTAATCAAAATATACAAAGCTTTCTTATTAAAGTTTTCTATGTTATGTCTGTGTTTAAATAAATAAATTACAGAATCAGCAACATTCAAATCTTTCTTACGTTTAAATAATTCCATAAGATTATTATCCCAATAGTCTAACATCTCTTCAAAGAATACTTCATAGTAATCTTTTACTTCGTCACCCTTAACTTCACTTAGAACATTTCTTTTGAAATCTAAAACATCCAATTGGTCTTGGCTTTTCATCTTCTTATAATTATTATTGTTGTGTAAAATCAAATAGTTTTTTGCAACAATACTGAAATAAGAAAATGCTTTACCCTTACCCTCTTTGAATTTATGCATATTCATAACAAGGAAAGAAACAACTTCGTGTTTTACTTCTTCACTTGGAACATCAAAGTAATAAAACTTAAATGTGTGAATAATATTTTCAGCTAACTTCTCAAACGGAGCTTGAATAGATTCGTTATAAATCTCATTCCGTATGATTGGGTCAGTCTGTTTATTATATTTGATGATAGCATCTTCGGTTACTTGTCCGAAATACATTTTTCTTTTCTTTTTAACTTCTGGCATTTTTTCTCCTATTTCGCTAAGAAATCGTTAAGTGTAATAATCATTGAGTTTATTTGACTAAAGATAGTTCCTACTTCATCGTCTGCTTCGAACATACCTTTTCTGTCTATATCTTTTGTTTCTGTAATAATTTTAGATAACCTATTCTCTAAAGCTACTAGCCAATCTTCTGTTAGTTCTTGCTTCTTTAACAAGTTCCAAGAAGTATACATTCCTGCTATGGTTGTTGTTAAAAAGACAAATGTTAATATTATCCAAGTCATTTCTTATCTCCAAATAATTCATCAAATAAATCTTGTGATTTTTTTGATAGTTGTTCTTCTTGTTTTGGTTTCTTTTCACTATCATCAACTGTCAATGATTTCTTTAGAGAAGAGACTCTTTCTTTAGTAGCCTCTTGCTCTTCAGTTTGGCTTCTCTTCCACTCATCATATTCTATCTTAGTAGCCATCATATCTGCTTGATGTAAAACATATGCGATATTTGATTTTAAAGCCCAATCAGGATTGTATGACATATAGTAAGACTTGTTAGCCTCTTCATATAAACCATCAGTAAGTCGTAGACCTATATATTCGTTCTCACTCATTGGAATCTGAAATTGTCCAAGTAAAAATATAGCTCTGTCCGTAACCGTCATGTAAGACAAGTCACCATTATGTGTGAATATCTCACCACGATTCTTACGATGCCACTCTGATTCTTGTGGAACATAATAGTCTTTATCCATATCACCAACCTTACCTAAGTCGTGATGCATAGCTGCGAATATAACTTCTTCTGTAGTGAAGTTTATTGTAGCTCCCTCTGATGCCCAAAGATTTGTAATCTTCATTGCGCAATCAATAACGTGAAGAACGTGTTCTACATAACCACCAACGTGTGCGTTGTGATATTGTTCTTTA